ACTGTGGCTTGACCCAGTGGAGTGGGCTGACCTGGTTCCGTCTTTTCGGCTGCTGCTATCTTGCGTTCTAGGTCTGCTTTCTTTAGCTGTAAATCTAACATACGCAGTTTCTTATTGACCTTGGCTGTCTTGGCTGTGATGGCATGCCCCAACATACTACTAGCACTATTGAATATTTCTGCACTAAATCTGCTGTCAACTTGCATGCCCAGGTCCATGAGATTGTTGAATGCCTCTTTGGCTAGGTTGCTCAGGTCGTCCATTTCCTGATCACTGGCTTCTAGTCCACGAACTTGCGGTAGGCTGTTTTCTACCTTTTCAATGGTGCTCAGTGTTTCAGTACTGATTAATCCTGTTTCACTATCTGGAATAGGATCAGGAAGTATCTCTGGTTCTTCGGTGCCAGATTCAAGATCAAAAAGTTCTTCAAGTCGCTTGGTCATAGTAACTTATTTATTTTGGTTATCTACGACCGTTGTAAAACAATTGATCTTCAGTGATTACTCTAAATGCCACACCTATTCGTTTGCAATAGGCCTGTGCAGCCTGCCACTTGGCATAGTTTAGCGCCACAGCCGCACGATCACGGGCACTGGTTACTTTTTCTTCTATGAGAGTTTGTTTTTTGGGTTTGATTTCTATTACTTCGCTGACCACTTGCCCAGCGCGATTCTGGTAAACAATAAAAAAGTCAGGAATGTAGACTGTGCTCTTACCAGTAAAGGGATTACGATAGGGTATGCTGATAGCCTCGCTGGCCCAGTTTACAATTTTATCGTTATTATCACAAAAACGCATGAATGTAAGTTCCCATCCACTACGATAACGAGGCTTACCTTTGCCTACGTATTTTTGTGGATTTTGAACTTCATAAATGCCCTGTGCCCATTTACCCATTTTTATTGAACAATGTTTCTTGCTACAGATGCATTAGGAGCACGCACCTGGTTGACACCGTAAAGCACAGTCTTATCGCTCACACTGTTTAGATAGTATGCCATGGTTAAATTAACTTTTAACTTGTCACTATTTTCGAAATTTTGTAACAATTCCATCACTGGAATTTGTGTGATGCTGGCAATTCTAAACAATGTATCAGTAAAACTTTTTGCTACTTTTTGACTGCTTGTTACACCAGTAAAAAAACTATGCACAATTTCATACTGGTCAGCACCCACAGCCAAGTCCAAATTATAAAACTGATCAAATACTCTAACAGTGTAATCTAATTTTGGTTGTTGCGTCATAATATATACTTATGCTCCTCCAGGGCCAGTGGGAGGTTCGAATTGAGGTCTTGGCGAAATAGGATTGTTTGCGGGCGTTGAAACAGTGGGATCACTGGGTACAGCAATCCTGGTATTATCAACTTGCTGACTGGCGCTGTTGTTCTGTCCACCTGGCGCAGGAAAATTGAACACGTTTCGTGCAGCAGCTGGATTGTTTATGGCGCCAATTACTCCACCTACTATTTCTCGTTTGGCTGTAGTCAATATGTCTTGTGGATTTTTGAAAGTTCTGTTTAATCTTCCAGCTTTTTGTAATGCGCCCAATATGTTATCGTTAGACAAATCTTCAACAATACCTTGACCTGCATCAAGCAAACCTCCCGGGCCAATGATGGTCTTGTTATTACCTGGTCTGTTGATGGGACTGCGTTCTGTGTCATAAACTCCAGCTTCAGCAAATCTTTCAATAAATTTACTGGGATCCTGCCCGTTGAAACTACCTTCGTAATATTTCACATTTTCATAACGCACAGTCATTTGATGTTCCATGGTACCGTTATTACTATAGTAGTCATACTGATCATGAGCAAAAGTTTCAATAACTGGATTAATCAACACATATTCAGCAAAATTATGTTGATTAAATCCATAAATTCTTATTGTACGGAAAAAGTTTTGCTTGCCGTTGAATATTCCACGGGCAGCATCGTTGTATTCCCCGTAATAACCATACCCCTGTTCTTTGCTAATGTCAGCACTGTAGGTATTTTTCTTGCTCAGAATACTTGCTGTTTTTGCCACATCTCCTGGAGTAACATCACCAGGTTGATTGGTATCATTGAAATAATAAGCGTAATAGGCATGCCATAAATGCCTAATTTGATTGGCGTTATCGTCGTGAAATGTTATTTTTATAGGATCATAATTGATTTTGTTTTGTACAAATCGCTTGCGATTGTACTGGTTCATTTCTGTCAGTTGCACTGAAAACTTGGGCAAGTCAATATTTTTGACCATTAGACCGTGATTAATGGACTTATCAATAACAAGCCTGTCAATGGATGAAGATAAGCCAGCACTCAAGTCAAAGTAAACATGAAATAACCATTTAAACTTGGGCGCGTTGCCGTAGTAATTGGTTAAAAATGTTTTACTTGCGTGTTTATAATCTTTGTAATAAGGGGAGCCGAGAAAACCATTCACGACCCCCCTTAAAAATGGGTTTGTAACCGCCATTTATGATCCTATATTAGGGCGAACCAATACCACTTACGTTGTCAGCCTGATCAGCGCCCTTGCGACCCACAGCGACACCGATGCCATAAGCAGGACCTTCACCGTCCAGAGGTGTCTGAGTTGCGTTATCAAAGCGAATGCTCAGTGTAATCTGCATGGCAGTGTTTTCACCATAATTCAGTGTGTTGTAATTTGCACTAGCAACATAGCAACCATAGAACTCCCAACTTTCAAGAATGTTGGGTGTAGCAACACCACGAGCACCATCAAGAATCTGGCAAACAGTCTTGAACTTATATGCGCTACCAGCAGCAGCACTGGATTGTTCTTGAAAGTCAAATTGTTTCTGGATCTGCTCACCAATCAGTGCAGCAACTGAACCTGTGGCATCATCACGAATATTCAGTGTTAATGCTTCCCATGTGGGCTTGCCTGCCAGATAGACACGACTGTTATAAATTTCCAGAGGAATTTCTGGGAAACTCAGGTTGGGGCGTGTAAAATCTACAACTTGTTTGGTCAACTCTGTTGTGTTGGGGTTAACACCAAAGTTATCAAATAACACACGGAATCTGTATGCTAACTTGGGCATCAATAGACCCTGTGCATCACCTATTCCGTCTGAGGCTGTTGGCACTGTCATTCTAGCAATTGAACTAAAAGCCATTTTGTGTATCTCCTTATCTTTATTTATCCTAGTTAGAGGGTCTAGTTAGACCCTCCATTCAGATATTATCCATTCTGTCCCAAACCAGCAATTTCACCTGTGTTCAGTATGCGAACTGGCACATAGATGAATTCGGCTGCCTTGACGGGTTCGATAGCAACGTCTACCCACAGCTCGTTTCTGTCGATACGAGCAGGAGTATTGTTACTTTCGTCACAAACCACGATATAATCATAGATACCGCGCTTGGCTTGCACATCTGCCAACAGTGTTGCAACTACTGCACGTGCCTGACTGCGTGTGATGTTATCATTGGGTTCAAAGATGAACGGACGCAGGGCACGCTGCAACTGCCAACGCAGATAGCATATCAAACGAGCAACGTTTGTTCTGTCTAGTGCGCTCTGGCTGTCAAAGCTGTTCTTGTTACCATAATTCAACAGACCCAGATTCTGGAAGAATGCAATGGGGTTGATGAAGTTGGTATACTGAACATCACGCAATTGAACACGGTTCTTGGTAACCACGAACTCGCCACTCTCGGGATTGATATAACCGATATTTGTGGCATTATCAATGACACCGCGGCGCTGACCAGCTGGAGCGAACCAGGGATAAGCAACTGTGTCGTTGTAAATCATGGTACGCAGTATCATGTGGCTGGGTGGAACTGCAACTTCTGAACCAGTCAAATCTGTGGTCAGACCACTTGGGTAGTATAGACCCATGTATGTGTCACGAGTAACCAGTCCCTGTTCTCCAGTACTTGTAGCTCCAGCAGTGTTTGTGGCCCAGTCAATAATGCTGTTAGCATCATCAACCAATCTCATGGGTGTGTCACCCACAATGTAAGCAGTTTGATTACGATCATTGTTTAGTGTAATCATGCTGGGTTGCAGTTCAGGATAGTTAGGAGTTGCCATTAAGTTGAAGAATGTTTCTTCTTCACGCAACTGACTGCTTGTTGCAACTGTGGCGCGCATGGCTTGTACAACCATGTTACGCTGTGCCTGGCGACCCATATAAGGAGCACCGTTG